GAAGGTGTTGCTAAAGGGCAACCTAGATATAAACTAATAGTTATGCAAGATAAATTAAATCCATTTATGCAAGATTTACCTAATAATAATAGAATGATGCCAGAGGATTTTAGATAATGAATGAAGAAATGTTAATGTTGGAGGAGTAATGGCAGATAATCCATTAGAACTTAAAAAAAGAAACATTGAAAAGGTTTATGATCTTGAATTTAAAGAAGGCAATGAAAATAAATTTACTTATATGCCTGAAATGAAAATTGAAGATAATCGTCTTGTTGTAAAATTAGATGATGATGCACTTAGACATGCTAGTTATATAAATAGTTATGCAGGCCAAATGAGTCTTTTTGGAACAGATAATAGAGATATTGTTTATGAAATAGATGGAAAGAAACATGCGTATGATTTTGGTCTTAGAGGAGCAAGGCTTATTCCATTAGAAAATATGGAAAATAATCCTTTTACAAAAGATTTACCATCTGGTAATCAAATGATGCCAGAGGATTTTAGATAAGAATTGAAGAAAGCGGTTGCTGGAAATAACCAAATCGCAAAGGAAAAGTAATGGAGAATATCATAGAAACACGTAATGCTGATCAGGCACCAAGAGAGGATGCAATGCTTAATATAGAGCAACCTGCAATACCTAATGGGGAGATACCACAAGATAGTGGTGTGTCTGAATCAATTACGCAAGAAACACAAGAAGTTTCCCCTAGAGACGACTCAACTCGTTTTGAATATTGGCAATCACAAGCTGACAAAGCCAAGGGAGAGCTAAATGCATTGAGGCAGGAATTAGACTATTATCGTAATGGACAAAATCCTGAAATGCAAAGCTCTGCCTCCAATGGACAACCTCAAGCATACCCTGAACAAGGATTGCAAGAGCCTTCATTGAAGGAGCCATCAGCACCTGAAAGACCACATTCATACAATGAGGTTGATGCTTATAATGATCCACAAAGTGAATCGTTTAAGTATCGAGTGGCTAAAGAAGCCTATAGAGATAAGTACATGGATTTTCTAAAAGAAAAAGACCAAGTACGTGAACAGGAACTGCAAAGACAATATCAAGCTCAAATGCAACAGCAACAAGCACAGATGGTACAGCAACAGGCTATGAGCCATGCTGTAAATAACTTCGGATGGGATCAGAATAAAGCTATGGAGTTTGTACGGTGGTCGCAGAGTCCTGAAAATCTTACATTAGATAATTTAGCCAAGTTGTTTGAATTAAGGACTAACCCTAATCCAGTAGTCAAGCAAAAAACAGAAGAGATGCAGAATCAGGCAAATCGTTTAAATGTGCCTAAAACAACTGCAGTTCAAACTGGTCAGGCAGAACAGCCTAGAACAGATGAACAACTTTTTAGTGATGCTTTACTGGGCAGGTAAGTCGTAAAGTAAACTAGAATAATAGGAGTTACAAATGGCAGCTACAGAAAAGCTACTAAAAGCTTCTGGTGTACTTTATACGGATAGACGGAATTTTTACGTAGATCCGCAGGTCACTAAGGAGCTATGGACAGACGTTGCCCCTTTTACTACTTTAATTAGTAATATAGAACAACGTGATGTACCAGACCCAACTTTTAAGATGTTTGAACATCGTAATCCTTGGGTAAAACAAGAGTTTCAGTCTGCAACAAATGTTGCAGAGAGAAGTGCAGCTGATGCTGAATCAGATAATATGGACATAACTGGCATTAAAGGATTAGCTGCTTCTGCAGATAGTTCTTATGTTGGACTTGTTTGTGAGGTATGGGATTCTACAAAATCAACCAAAAGAGGTAATGCAATTATTTCTTCTGTCGTTGATGCGAACACAATAAAATTTAAAGTTATGGGCGATGCCGCAATAGACGTTGCAAGTGGTGACTTTTTTATTGTTGTTGGTAATGCACATGGTGAAGGAAGTTCAGCTCCAGATGCATGGTCAGATGAACTGGGCGTTGTGTGGAACTCAACTCAGATATTTAAAACACCACTACAAGTAACTGGAACCCTTGAGGCTGCAGTTCTTAGAGGTGAATCATCTGAGTTAGCTAGGCTTCGTAGAATGAAAGCTCAAGAACACAAGATGCAAAAAGAAAAAGCTTTCTTATTTGGTAAGAGAGTAGGTGGAACTGGATTAGATATTTATGATGGTTCTACTTCTGATTCTTTTGCTGATGGTGGCCGTACTGATGCAGATGGAAATCTAATACGTTCAACCTATGGAATTATTTCTGCATTAGAAAACTATGGAATATCTTCATCAAGCGATGATGATCAAAATATCTTTACTGTTGATTCAAGTTATGCTTATGGCAATTTTGTTGATGATACAGAAAAAGTATTTCAGTATATACCAGAAGTAGGTGTAAAGCGTGCTTTTGTTGGAGCTGGTGCTTTAGGATACTGGTCAAAAATGGCAGGTGCATCAGGATTAGCTGGCAACTCAGGTTGGACAGTTAACCTTGGAGATATGAAACGTGATGGTCTTGGATTTAACTATAGGTTACTTGAAACACCTCATGGAATGTTGCAGTTGATTCCAACTCCAGCATTACGTGGGCCTTATAACAAGTACATGGTAGTTGTTTCTGAGGAAAATCTATTTCATGCAATGTATCGCCCATCTATGTATCAGACAAACATCAAAACAGATAATGCTTTTGATGGTGTTAAGGATCAATACATGTCTGATGAAGGTGTTGGTATACAGTTAATTGAAAGTCATCATCTGTTTAAAATCACAGCGTAAGGAGGCTTATTATGGCTAGACCTTATCTAGGTGGTTCAAGTGCAGGTGTCAAGGAATTGACAGCCGCATCAACCTTAAGCAATGCTGATAGTGGTAAAGTGTTTATGCTAAATTCAAGTAGTGAGTTTGCAACAACTTTACCTGCTCCTAGCAATATAGGATGGGAAGGCACTTTTATTGTAAAGGCTGCTCCATCAGGTGCGAGTTATACAGTAGTAGCTCCATCAGGTGCTATACTAGGATCAGTTAGTGCTGGTGCTGCTGACGATGTTGCTGACACAAGTGATGGTACTGATACTACTATTTCATTTGTTGATGGGCAAGCAGTTGCAGGCGATTATGTAAAGTTAGTATCAGATGGTACAAACTACTACATTGTAGGAGGACTCGGCAAAGTCGCTGCTGGTATTACTATCAGTTAACACAATGAACAAAACAAGTTGGGGGAGCTTTATTGCTCCCCTAGCTAAATAACATATGACACAAAAACAATTAATAGAAACGGTAAAACAACATCATCCAGACTTACAAGATGCACAAATAAGAATATTTCTTAATAAAGCATTGGATGAGTTTTGTCGTAGAACAAGAATTTTAAAAACGTTGTATACATTTAATACAACAATTGATAAACGTTATTATCCTTTAGATAGTAACATACTAGAAGTAACAAGGGTAGACTATGATAATTATAGAATACCAAGATTAGTAGGGCAACCTGAAAAAATTGATACGGATATATAATGCCTAAAGAAAGAGAAAACGCAGTTAATCACGCATATTTTATTGAAAGAGATGCAATAGCTATTGTAAAAACTTCTACAGAAGATACTACAACTAGCTATGTATCTCCTACAGAAGTAAAACAAATCAATGTACATGCTGTAAAATTAGATGAAGATTTTGTAGCATCTGGTTCTGGCATAACGCTTACAGAGTCACCTGCTATACCAGAAGAGTTTCACGAAGGTTTAGCACAATATGCAATAGCTAAAGGCTATGAGCTACGGCCAGAAACACTTCAAGCTGCTCAATATTTTAAAAGAGAGTTTGATATGTGTGTTAGAGAAGGCTTACGTTATGCTAATAAAGGTCGTGATGGTTCTGGTTATCATATTAAAGGATACGATTTCTAATGGCAGATTATAAAGAAATAAACTATTTACCTAATTCATCAAGTGATCAAACAACTGGTACTACTAACAATGGTTCAATTACTATAGAAGTTGAAGCTGTTGTTAATTTTGATACCTCTGGAACATTATATGCTGTAGATACATTAGGAACATTACAAAAACTAACATATACTGGAGTACGTTCTTTAGATGAAAATTTTACTGGAGTTTCTTCTTGGGAAGGAACTGGTAATTTAGGTGAATTTGTAAAAATTTATGGAGATTATTATACACCACATACTGTTACTATGACTGAAAGAACTTTATCATCTGGTAGCATGACCGAAAGAGTAATATCATAATGGCATCATTTAAAGTACAAGTAGAAGATTTAATAGGTAATGTTGGAGATGATCAGCTTATAACTGATTCATTACTAGCTGTAGGTTCAGAAATACTAAGCAAAACTCCTTTGCCTAAATTAATTAATAACTCACAAGAGTCTGATATTCCGTCTACTGGTTTAGATATTAGTGAAAAAATTATATTAGATGTGCATAAATCAAATATTAAAGCTAATAGAATAGTAGTAAATCACGTTGCAAGAGCAGA